TTCCATCATGCTGCTGCACTTACGGTGATGAACTGCGTTCCAGAGTTCCAGGTCAGAGTCCAATTCGGTGCGTTCGGTTTCCGCACGATCTTCTCAGGTCCGATCGTCACAGGCGTTCCCGAGTTTCCGGCTGCATCGACTGGGGTGATTCGCCAGGTGTAGTTCGTGAGATCGTCGAGCCGCGGCGTCAAAAACGAAAACGACCAAACGTCCGCGAGCTGAGGTACGCGACCGATCATCGTGAATGCGGCGGCTTCGCGCTGTTGTTCAATCAGATACGCCAACACGTCCGCGTCCGTGGACCGCACCCAGTACAGCGTTCGCCGCGCCGGCCAGCCTTCCGGAGCATTAGCGATCGAGTCATAGGACGGATCGTTCGTGTCTTGAACCTCGATGCGTACGTCGTCGCCAGCTTCCAATACGAACGAACGCGATCCGACAACCGTCATACCGACCCAGGCTCCGTCTACGTACCAGTGGTAATAGGCTGGCGTGAGGTCCGACGTCACCGTGACCGTGGTCACGTTGTCGAGGCGGCTGACGGTTGGTCCCGCGACGATCGCCATCTAACTCAGCTTCCCTTGCACGATGACCTCAACCCGGAAATTGGTCGGTGCGGCCGGGTTGTATGCCACGACCGGGTCAAACTCGCCCACCATCTCGATGATGCAATTCGTGTACACGATGCCTCGATCGTCCGTGATGGTCACGGGGTACTTTTTCGCGGGCAGAAGATTCCCATAGAGCGTGTTGAGGTTCGCAATGGTGTCGAACTTGATGAGCCGGAAGAACAGCGGCGACTCGCCCACGCCCAGCCGCTGCGCGCCGTAGCCGTCGACACCGGGCACCTGCCACGTCTCAAGCCGCTCCTGCCGACCCTGCGCGCGGCCCTTGATCATGTCCCACGTCGTGGTCACGAGTCCGCTGATCGGGTCTGTGTAAACGAGGGTGGCCACGAGTTTTCCCAACTCGCGGCCCCCGAAGGCCGAAGTCTCAGACGATCCGCCGGGCTGATCAGGCCCGGGAACCAGACATTAAGTTTTCAAAACACCGACGGCTGATAGTTCGGCACGCCGAACGCGCCAGGCTCGACGCCGGGCGGATATTTCAGCGGACCGGCCGGACTGCGTTCGAGTGCGCCGGTCTGACGCTTGAGTTCTTGCAACACCTCATCAAGCTTTTCAACAAAACGTTCGGTCACGGACTGTTCGTCCGCGCGTAGTGTCATGCCTTCCATTCCGGCCATTCGCCTGCCGCGACCGCCGACCATGCGTCCAAATTCTTGGACGTTGCCGAACATCGTGGTCACCCACTCGGTGAACCAGTAGGGAAGGCCCTCGTCATTCACCAGCGGAATAGGTCCGAGATATTCCATGCCCATGCGTCGAAGCGCCACGCCCTTCGCCCGGCGAAGGTTCTCGCCGCGCACGGAATCCTCGTTCATCATGGGCACGTCGCGGAACATCGTCTGAAGCTGTTCCCGCTCCCGCGCAGCCGCGGCGACCGGAATCTCTGATTCAACAGCCAGGCGTTGCGTGTCGAGAATTCCGGGGCCCGCGCCAGACTGAATGCCCGCATAGATGCGTTTCAGCTCGGGCAGGTTCTGCACCAGCATCAACACGCCCTGCATCTCGCGAATATCGCGCAACCCTGCCCTACTGAGTGCCGCCGGCGTTCCCATGCCAGCGCCCGCCAGCGCTTCGACCATTCCCATCTGCGAGGCGTCGAGCACACCGAGTTTTTTCAGCGTCTTCTGAAACGGCATGTCCGCCGTGCGGCCGAGAGATCGACCGGCCGCCTTCGCGTAGGTGTCCACCTCGGCCCCGAACGGGCCCGCGAGCACACCAGCGGACGCAAACCCGAACGCCTTGTCGGGAAAGAACGCCATCGCGGCCGCGGCCTTGCCAATAGTCTTGGGGTCGCGAGCCGACAACTGTCCCGCCACGTAGGCTTGCCGCAGGAACTGTCCCGGCCCCGCGCCAAGGGCCGCGCCGGTCATTTCGAGTTCCGCACCGATCGCCGGTGGAACGCCCAGCAGCGAGGCCGCAAACACCTCGCGCGCGGCGGCCATACCGGCCTTGAAGTCGCCGCCGCGGGCCGACTGAAGACCCTGCACAACGTCGAACGCTGCGGCTCGGTCTGTGACTCCATATCGCGATGCGAGCTTTGCGGCTTCAAGGACGCGTTGTTGTTTGGTTCCACCCTCTTGGAGTGCGGCTAGGGTGATGTATTCCCGTGCAGCCTTGCCCGCCTCGGTTGCGAAGAGGCTTTGCACACGAAGTGCATTCTCCATCGTCCCGGTGATGCCGCGCCAGGCGGCTCCGATGCTGAGCAATCCCGTAGCGTAACTGGCGAGCGAGCTGATCGCCTGCGTCCCGAAACCCTCCGACAGATCCTTCGAAGTCTTACGGCTGGTGCTGCCCAGCTCTCGCAATCTCGCTTCTGTGTCTTTCAACTTGCCTTCGAGTTTCATAAACCGGCGCATGACGTCCGCGTCGTCGCCGGTCATCTCGATAACAAGTCCGCGTGCCATCGACTACCATCCCAGTTCCAAAGCTCTCAGGTCTGCAACACTAGGCCGGTATCCGCCGTGTCGGCCGACGGACCAGCGTCGATATTCGAGCCAGCGGGCGCCGCTTGGCTCTGCTGCGCTGCTTTTTTTTTGTGCCACGCCGCGAAGGTCGGCAGGTCAATTACCGCACCCAGCACGCCAAATACTCGCTGATCGTCGAACAAACCGAACATCGCCGCTTCAATCTTGCCAACCGCGTAATTGGTTCCCAGTGCCACGAGCGCAGCGTCCAACGCGTCCGCCATGTCGAATGTGAACTGGCCCGCGTCTTCGACCGCCCCGGTGAGCGCCGGCAGCCACGCGCAAGCCGCGTCCCAGAGCTTCGCGTGTTTCGGATGCACCACGCCGACGACCCACTCGCCGCTTGCGTTCACGTCCACCATGGTCGGGAGCACGCACCCGCCGTTGATGATCTCGCCACCTTCCGTCTCACGCAGCGCCCGCGCCACCGGAATCAGCCACTCATTCCCGTCGCTCAGCGTGACCATGTGTCCGCGAAGCTGTTCCGCTCGCGCGAGATCTGTAGGCGTCGGCGGCTTGTCGTTCGTGAAGCCAACCCAGCACGTGCTGCCCGGTATCTGCCGCCACGTCTGACGTTCCGGGTAGTAGCCGACGAGATCGGCCGGAACCCGCGCAGGATCGGCGAGCATGGTGCCGGCGTTTTTGTCGGGCCCCGCGAGGCACTTGCGACTTTCCAAGGACTTGCCGAGCGCGTACGAGAGCCCGCCGCGGTCGGCCGGGCTGGCGCCCTGCGGAATGAAGTAGAGAAACCCGGCCATTACGCGATCGCCTGATTGAGAGTGATGGCCACCGGCGCGTTGGTGTTGTCGAACGCCGCGCGAATGATCAAATTCATCGTGTTCAGGTCTTGCCCGTTCACGTCGAAGGCGTTCTCCAGATACGCCAGACCCTTGAACGTCATCTTGACGTGCTCGGCCGTCGCATCGGGCACGTAGGTCCCGCCCTCAAGCCGCTTGCGGAGGAAAAACTTTGACTGCGTGTGAATTACGGAACGGCAGAACCCCGGGTTCGTGTCGTTATCGGTCTGGAATGGGATCGTTGTTTCGGTGGCCGCGATCGCCGCGGCCGTGTTCGCGAGCCAATCGGAATCGATGCCACGAAATGTCACCGTTGGCGCGATGCCACGAATCCAGGGGTACGTCCCGATCAAATCCGAGTCACTGCCCTCGACGACCACGTCGACGCCGAAGTCGAGTTCGAAGCCCTTCAGGTGGTCGTAGACGACGACGCCGGTCCCCGCCCGATTGGTGAGCGACAGCGGTCCGAGTGTGTGCCGGAGCATCGTCGGAGCGGTAATCGCAGGCAGTGCAACCGCCTCAGAGATGATGAGGGCACTGTCGGTCCCGAGATCGCCCGCTGCGTCGGTGATAAACGCCTCATAGCTCAGTGAGGCGTTGCCCTGGTGGTCACAGGAAAGCCGCCGCGGCACGATGAGGCCGTGCTCAGCCTGGAAGCTCTTGTGTGCGGATCCGGCCGCCCGCGTTCCGCCGAGAACGGTCTTGTTGAGGTACGCCTTGAGCTTGTCGGCACCCGCGATCGAGTTGATGGACACGCCATCGAAGTCGACCAGCGCCAGAATCTTGGCCACGTCCAGGGTCGTGAACATCAGCCGCGGAGCGACGCCGCGCACCGCCTGGAACCGCGGATACACCTCGCCGCCGGTTGCCTCGCTGTCGAGGTCGATACCCAGCGGCAAGCTCTGCTGGGTGATGCTACGAATGACGTTGGCCTCAACAGACGGGTCGCCAATGCTGATTGCATGGAGTACGTGTGCTCGTGTCACCGACATTGTCGTGCCCTTCGAAAAAAGTAGGGGGCCGCGCACACTCGCGCAGCCCCCCGAAGGGCAACGTCGTTCGGGCAACTCGACGGGGATCAGCCGCCTTCAGCCCACCTGGTCGCCGCACGCTTGCGGCGGCCCCGTCCTGTTACTGCATATCCTTCAGCCGCCGGTTCACTTCCTTGCGAAACACGTCCACGAGCTCCGGACGCTCGCGGTCCGAGATCATCGTCATCTCGTCATACATCGCGGTTCGCTTGCCGCGCGCTCGCCGGTTCAAGCCCGGCGCCCGCATCACCACCCGCACGCCTTTGGCGGTAGAGCGCACGTCGCGGATAGCCGTCAGAGCCTTCGAGGTCCCGGTGTACACCAGCGGGTCGCGGTGCCCGAAGCGTCGCAGCTTCAGTGCCTCGTATTTTCTGCTGCGCACGTCGTAGCCGTACTCTCGCGCGCCCGTCTGCGTGAAGTGCTTCTTTCGCAGGTACTTATGCCAGTACACGCCGAGCGCGTGGAATGACTCGCGCGTGACCCCCTGCCAGGCTCGTTTACTCAGCCATCGCGGGCGGCGCTTGATGGTGAACTTAAGGATCATTCGCCCGATCGACCCCCGTTCCAATTGAGCGTCAGCTCGACCATGTACGCGTCGCCTTGCGTGTTGTGCTCTTCGGTCTTCGTGCGAAAGATCGCCGACAGCCTGATCCTGTCGATGCACAGAAACCCGGCCAGGCCCGAACGGTCCTGAATCTCCGACAGGATCGCGCCGATCGTGTTCATGGCATCCACATCCGCGGCAGCTCGGTCGCGCTGAAACGCGTCCGCCACGTCCCATTCGAGGTAGAGGATGATCTGACCTTCGTCCGTCCAGTTGAACGGCCCGCCGCCGGCGATCGTCGTCATCTCGTACGACTCTTCCGACGGAATGCCGATCATCGCGAACGGCCGGAGCTCGTTCAGTTCCTCAACCGTGTAGGTCTCTCCATATTGCGCAGGCAGCGCGCTGTAATGAATGCGTTCGCGCGCCTCGGCCGCGTTGGCCGCGTTCACGAACGCCTGGAACGCGGGCGAGTCCGCCAGCATCTCGCGCAGATGGAACAGCGGCAGGCTCAGCGGTCCGGTTGGTGTAACGGCGATGCTCATTGCCCCGCTTTCCTGTGAGGCGGAAACTCCCCAAATTGCTCGATGACTTCCCGTCGCCCGGCTTCGCGTTCCGCGTCATGCCCAATTTTTGCAAGGGCCGCCCGCTCATCGTCGAGCAACTTTTCAAGAATCTTGATTCGCTCCGCCCAAGGAGCGATCGCAGCGGCTCCGCCGAGACTCACGAGGATCGTCACAACAACCATCGACTTGAAGATGTCGCCCCAGGGAGTCTTGGCATTCTCAGTGATCGACTTCTGAAGGTCCGCAATAGCGGAGTCGATGCGCTCCTCCATGCGGTCCATGCGGTTGTTGAACGCTTCCCGCAGGTCGCCCTCTAGGTCTCGTTTATTGTCGCCGTTCATGCCTTTAAGTCGCCGCTTTTGAATTTCGTCATCGCTCGATTGAGGATCTCGTTACTGCGACCAAGCATCGCCGAGTTTTCCTTGAGCTGCGAGACCGTCTCGGATGTCAACTTCTCGTCGCGGACATCCTTGCGCCACAGGTAACCCACAAAAACGATCACCACGACGACCACCAGTGCTTGCGCAGGCAGCCCGCCGAGCGATGAATAGTCCACTATGAATTCCTTTGTGTGCCATCAGGTGTCGCAAGCGATCTCATCCCAAAGACCGCGGCCCGGCCGGGCTTTGCTTGCCCGGCCAGGGGGTTTTCGCGGATTACTTCGTCAGTCACGGGCCGTTGTTGTCGCTCGTGAAGATCACGACCTGGAACACGGCGCCATCCGGTGCCGGGCTCTTCGGGAAACTCACGAAGATCTCCTCGCCGCTCGCCGCCATCGCGGAGGCAACGGGAAGGTGGAACATCTCGTACCCCGCGTCGATGCACTGCTGACCGCTGAGACCTTCAATCTGGCTGGTGCCCTCACTGCGGAAAGCGCCCATTGCCCAGAAGTCGTCGGAGCCGGTAAGCTGGCTTCCGTCGAAGTCATTGGGGTTGAGCTTCGCCTTGAATTCGATGTTGCCGTTCACGTAGACCGGCTCCGTCACATAGAACGGGCTTCCGGGTGCGTGGTCGAGAGCTACGACGCTCACGTCTTTCGTGGCACTGGCGGGCGAGAAAACTTTGCTAGGCATGGTCAGACTCCTAAAAAACGAGACAATTCTTGCGATAAAGTGCCACACGGCGGCACCTACTCTACATCGTCGATGAGATCGATCAGCTCGTCGATCTTCGTTATTGCTTTCGTGAACCGATCCTTCATGGCCCTCAGTTGTTCAAGCATCGAGTCGCCGTCCACCGGCTTGAGGAAAATATCCTTCACTGGTGACGGCGGGCTGAACACGCGGCAATGTGCCCGCGGCGGCGGATAGGGCGCGTGCGGATGGTGATGATGCGGCCCATGCTTTTTCGTCATTCGATCAGGACCTCCCTCTAAACCCGGGTCGTGCCGTTTCCAGCCGTCCAACCTTCAGCAGCTCAAGCGATGCAAGGTTGCCGCTCATCATCCGAATGTGTTCGACCTTCCACAGCTCGCCGTCGATCTCGACCTCGTCCCGCGTCGTCGGGGCTGCGATGCCGCCCACGCCCGTGCTGATCGTCAGCGACCGCATCAGCCGCAGGTTGCGTTTCCCGCCGTCTTCGAAGTCCTCGCGCGTCTCGACGTTGCCCACCATCGCCAACGTAAGCGTGACGGCGTTGACGTCCGGCCGGCGGTAGATGACCGAGCTGCCGTTGTTCATGGCCAGCATCTCGGCACCGCGGGCGAATCCCTGATCGAACCTACTCATAGGACTCGGCCGTTAATGGTGACTGGCGCCCGGCTTCGGAGCGGCAGCGGCCACCTTCTGCGCATCCTTGGGTTCATTGAAGTCAACAAACCCGTTGGAAATCGCGCCGCCGATGAATTGCGGCGTGAACTTTTTCTCGCCTTGAACTTCCTCGATCTCCAAGGTTGCAAGCACGTTTCCGGGCTTCAGCATGACCTTGTCGTAGGGAAGTTCGCGGTTGAGGGTGAGTGTGTATTTCATGTGTCGATTCCTTTCCGTTTTCCAGACCCTAGTCAAACCGATTCATATCTACCGTTGATGAATCGTTTCGTTTCAATCCCGCACGCGCTTCTCAGCCAACCAGCCACGAGGCCGGTGCAATTGATCTCATTGGCCCAGCGGTCGCTGTGCCTGACACTCGCAGTCCGGCCGTCCCAGTCTTGATCGCCGGACCAGGAAGCTCCGTAAATGCAAACTTCCGAAGGCCGCAACAAGTGCTCGGCGAACACCATCGCGCACGTTAGTGACTGGCCCATCCAATTCTTTTCGCTCGGACATCGCGTCCCGATCTTCGTGTCGTCCAGCCACAACCATTGCCGTCGTTCCTTCGGGCGATTCATTCGCTGGTGCGCGCCCTTCCACGTGACACAACTTGGCGATCCCATCTCCGTGATCCAATCAAACGGCTCGCCGTCTCCGCACACCCAGTACTGGGCTCCGAAAATTTCTGCCGTTCGATTGATGGTGATGAAGATGTCATGGAACGGTCGCCACTTCAGAAACTCAGCAAAACACGGACCCGAACACAGAATTCCCACCGATGGCCTGTCGTCCATGCAATCCTCGGGGTATATGCCAGGGCCCGGCTTTCGCCGAGCCCCAGCAACGGTCGCCCCCGCGACAGAAAACTACACAACGTCGAGCAGGTGGCCGCACTGCGGATAGATGATCTTTTCTTCCACCTGATGACGGACGCGGATGATGTCGGACCGCGTTTGCTCCTCGTAGTACGACTCCGTAGTGCCTCCGAACTGCGAACCGTCTTCGCCCCAATGGAACGTGCGCCCGATACACGGCTCGGCCGGGTCGCTGCCCTTGGCGATCTTGGCGACCATCACGTTGGCGTCAGCCCATATGTGCGACAGAACCGGCGCCGCGCCTTCAGCCGCGGTGTTCTTCGGTGATCCGCACACGACGACGAAGTCCACATCGAACGCCTGCGCAAGCTGCCGTTCGGTGATGCGGCCCTGAAGGACGCTGTCGCCGGCTCCGGCCGATGCGATCGCGTCTTTAACGTTCACGGTGTTGCGCGCATTGTTGAAGGTGGCCCGGTTCATAATGACCGCGTTCGGCCACATACCCGAGTTGTCGAACACCCTCTTTTTAGCCGCGTTAACGTCCGTGATCGGAACGGCAGTGGCGGCGGTCGCCCAAATCACCGCAACGTCAGTAAACAGCGAAGCGCCGGTCCAGGTCGTAGTGTTGAACACCAGGGATGCGACGCGCTTCTCGAAGTTTTCAAGCACGGCCCGATACGCGCGGAACGCTGCGATCTGCTCGGCATCAAAATACTCCGAGTACATCGCCGCCGAGTTGCGGTCGACCATCTCCTCCGCGCCGTGTTCATCGCAGATGAACGTCTGCTTTTCGAACTTGAACTGGCTGCGACTGTAGTTCGTGCCCGGCGCACGCAATGTGTCGCGGTTCATCAACAGTTGTTCGACCGGAATCACGCCGAACGTGCCCTGCGGCTTGGCGACCGGAAGAACGGGAAGGATCTGCGCCGCACGAAAGCCCTGTAGGGCGCTCTGTTCCTGCCACTCCATGAAGCTCGACGCGAGGTCGGGCCGCAGGGTGGCGAGTGCTTGTGACGGATTAGGCATTGCCGTTTACCTTTCAGGTTGCGTCGGGGGGACGGACCGCAATGCGTTTCCGAAAACCACCAACGCCGCCTAGAAGGACGGCACCACTTCTACGATGTCACCGGCCGTGGTCGCGGCCTCCAGTGCAGTTCCCACGAGCACGGCGGAAGTTGTGGAAATGTCATCCACACGACCGGCCGCGCGCCCGTAGACCAGCGCACCAGCCGCAAACGCGCCGCTGGCGACAACCTTGTGCGTGCCTGCGGCGGTTCGCAGTCGCACGCGCACAACATCGAGGTCAGCAAACGACTGCTGATCGAGTGTTCCGATGAATGCTTCGCCGAGACCCGCTGCGGCGAGTTTGCCGGATGAAAGCTTCACCAAGGCGTGCTGTTCGATCGCCGCGCCTGCGGCGAAGGTTCGATAGTTCCCATCAATGAACTGACTCATTCGTCAACTCCTTCACGTCGCGGGGTTCGACCGAAAGAAGTTGACTTTCGAACGCTGTGTGTGTTGCCTAGCCGACCATGCGCAGCCGCGCCGGATCATTCCATGCGACGATCATCGCTTGTCGCAGCTCCGGCTTTTCCTTCGCGAGCTGGCGAGCGGCCTTCTCGCGGCTCATTCCGCCCTTGATCTTTTCATCAAGTGCGGCGTTCCATTCGTTGATGGCATCGCCGCCCGAACTACTCGCGGACGATCCGCCGACGTCTTTCACCGGATCAAGGCCCGGCTTCTTTAATGCCGACTCGGCCTTCTGTGCGGCCGCAGTGGCCGCCAGAACCTCGACACGCAAATGGTCCATGTGCGCATCCTTGCACTGCGCGAGCGTGAAGCTCTTTTCGAGCCAGCCGATGATCTTGCCCGGCTCTGCGTCGGGAATCGCGGCCTTGATCTCGCCGATCGTTGCCGCCTTGGGAGCTTCGGCGACCGGCTTCACATCCTTGGTTTCATCAGCCATGACTATCTCCTGTATGGCACCAGTCGCCGAAGCACGCGCTCCGGCTTTTGTCTTCGTTTGAACCTTCCCCCTCATCTCGCTCATCGCCGCGTCGAACGTCTGCACGGCGTCGATGAGCTTCATCTCTTTCGCGGCATTCGCCCGGTGAATGCGACCATCGGCAAGCTCCATCGCCGCCTCATCCGTCATGCGCCGGCCTCGCGCGACCGCGCCGACGAACTGAGCGTTGATCTCATCAACCTCGCGCTGGAGTTCGGTGAGCTGCTCGGCCGTGACCTCGGTGCCGGCCGTGCCCATGCCCTTGAAACGCCCCGCACGCACTACGTGAACCTTGACGCCCTCACGCGCGTAGAGGCCCGACCAGTCCTGCAAAGCGGTGTAAACGCCGATGCTGCCAACGCTTGCGTTTGGCCCGGCCACGACGCGCGTCGCCTGCGAGGCGACGATGTAGGCGGCCGATGCGCCGATGTCCTCGATGAACGCGGTGACAGTTTTGGCTTTCGCGGCTTCGTACACCTCGTCCGCAAGATCGCCCGTGCCCATGACCGATCCGCCGCCACTGTCGATGCGCAGCATGATGCCCGACACGTCTTCATTAGATGCAAGCTGGCGGATGGTGCGCCGCAAACGCACACTGCCGTGATAGCCAGAGAACGACGAACCGTACTTGGTCATGGTGCCGCGCAGTTCCACCGTCGCGATGCCGTCCTCAAGCTCATACGGGGCGCCGTTGCTCGGCTCGACCGTCTTGGCCTTCGCCTGGTGTTCGCGCACGTGGGCCAGCATGTCGCGACCCGTCATGAACTCCCGCAGCGCGTTGAATTCGCGCTCAGTGATCGCCCACGGCGACGACGTGTATTGCTCAATGTGGGGAATGAATGGTTCGTCAGGAAGCATTGTCCGTCTCCGCCGGCTCCGGTTCCGGCTGCGTCTGACCCTTCGCCTCGACTGGCGCCAAGTCTCGCCAGCTCACGTCCTCATCCTTCACCTTGAGTCTCGCCGCCGCTTCGATCGCCTTCGTGATGATGCGTTCCCGGTCCTCAACGATCTCGTCCGCGACCTCTCCCCACTCGCGGCCGCGCTCCGCATGCAGCCGCCGCGGGCTGATTAGCATGTTGTCCAGCCGCACCGCGTCGGCCTCGGCCTCGACCTCGGGCTGGATATATTCCCAAACAGGACAATTCCACTTGGTGTAAAACGCCTTGGGCCCGGCCGCCTTGAGCAGCCTTACGAGCGCTTCGTCTTCACTGGCTGCCTGCCACTGCCGCAGCTTCCACTCGTAGACCGGCTGAAATAGCCGCTCGATCATCCATTCTTGAATGGATCGATAGCCGGACCGCGCCTCGTTGATGGCGCCGCGCCAGCCGCTGAAATTCGTCTTCGTTGGATCCAGCAGCAGCACCGCCACCGGCATCCCGAGGTTGATGGCGATGATGGTGAGGATGATCATCGCGTGCGGGAAAAACTCGGCGTTCGGAACGTTCGGCGAGAAACCCATCAACTTCTCGCCGGGGTCACCCTTGATGATCATGCCGGGCCCGAGGCCCTCGATGGTCTTGGTGCCACCACTGGTCATCGACTCGGTTTCTCGCTCGCCGGTCCGCATGTCGCTTTGCTGGCCGCTGAACGTGCCCTCGTACTGCCGGAAAATGGCAAACGCGGACACGATGTTGGCCTGTACCAACTTGGCGAACTGCAAATCATTATGCATTCCGATCATGTCGCAAATCGGTGCCATGACACTGACACCTCTAGTCTGCGAGTAGCGGTCCGGGTCGTACACCTGGAACGCCACGCGACCGCCGTCCTCGTCACGGACCGGAATCTGCGAGAACATATCCGGGCTGTAGTGCTGCCTCGTGGGATCAATCTCATCTCGGAGAACCCAATACGTCACCCGCTTGCGGACCTCACTGAGCTGAACGCCGTGGATGATGTTGTCGGCCTGGCCCTTGGCGAGCCTGCGATTCGGCGTACGGACGCGATGGGCCTCAACCGACTGCAGCTGGCCACTTTTGAGGCCGAGCCCGAAGTAGTCGCCCTCGATCATCGTCTGCTTGAGCGCGAACCGCGCGATACGCTTGAACGTCCACTCCTCTGCGGCGTCACACAGCCGTGGCGTGTTGCACCACGTGTGCCACGCCTCGCCGATGCGCTTGTCGAGATCCTTGTCGCCGGTATCAGGATCAGGCTTGATACCGTCGCCCTTCAGGACGCTGTCCACAACGCGGCGGATTCCCTGCCGCACGATCACGTCGTTTCGCGCGTAGTCGCGGAACCGCTCGATCATGCGGAAAAAGTCGGCCTCGTTGGCGTAGTGGTAGTCGGCGTTGGACCCGGCCGGGTTCACGCCCTTCATTCGCGGCCGATATCGGCTTTCCTTAGATGCCGAATACTCCGCACGCGCATCACGCATCGTCTCCAAAATTTGGGAGATCGACGGCGGATCCCATTTCCCGTGCGGGTCTCTCACGTGCGGTATTCCCGAAAACTGGCGTACTTCACGCGGGCGCCAGTCGTTGAACTGGTGTCGTTGCCGCCGATCCACTGCTCAACGTCATCGAGCAGCGACTTGATCTGCTCCATGTCGTATTTCGTGGATTCACCCTGCCCACGGCCACCGTGGACCGCTTCCTGCGGCGAGTGCAGCAGGCGTTTCAGTGCAGTCTGATACGCCTTGGCTTTGACGACGCTGCCAACCTCGGCATAGTCGGCGTTGTCATCGAGAGCGACCTGGATTTCGGTGAACGTGGCCACGAGTGCCAATTGTTGGCACGAATTCAGTCAGAATGGAATAGACATAGCGGACATAGCGGACATATCGACAATGTCATTACGGGCGTTGTTTGGTGGAAAAGCTTCGATCACACAGCACGGCGTCACGAATTGCCGCACGCAGAATGCCCGCGGCAGCTTCGATCACGCCCAGGTCGCGTGACACCACGACGGGCGAAAAGTCGATCCCGTCATACACATCGAGTTCGTACTCGTCGCCGTCGCCGCGCGGCACGATCTTGACTCGTCCGTGGCCGAGCTGGGCCGGCGGAGGGTCGGCGCGATGCCCAATAACGGACGGACCCTTGCCCATGCGCAGCCGCGTTAGAGCGACCACGTACGCCGACTCGCAGCGCGGATTCGTTTGACAGATACCGACGCTGTTGTTTGCTTGGATGGTATGGCCGCATCGCTTGCACGCTGGCATGTCATCGCCCGTTGACCTGCTTGGCAACTTCGTTGAGGACGCGACGCATCACGTCGGCCCAGCCGAGCATTCCCTGTATTTCCGGATCGCTCGACGCCGACATTCTCATACCCAGTAGGATGCGCCGCAGCGTGTCCACTTGCTCGCCGCCGATAGTCGATTGATAGTTGGTGCCAGGCGTCAGCCTGCGGGCTTCATGCAACGGACCGAGCGGAAGGCGGATCGTCACGTATTGCACGCCCGTCACGGGGTCGGCGTCGCTGGCACTGGTGATCCCGACCGGCGTTCCTGGTGCAATCTCACGGCCGAGATTGTCAACGGCCACCGGTCGAACTGCGGCGGGGGCTTTCGGGGGCATCTTCAAAGCGTCCTTTCTTATTGTTCTCGAACACGAACGTGCCGCTTTTCCGTAAAGTCTTCCGACTGGCGGCTTGCCGGAAGATGCTGTAAATAACCGTCGTTTTCCATCTTCGTGAGAACGTATTTCTCGCACGCAGGACAGAACCGATCCTTGATGCGCTTCATCGGCTTCTTGCACTTCTCGCAGTGTTTCACGTCTCAATTTCCTCGCCGCAATGCGGACAGGAATCGGGTGGCCAGTCTTCGATTTTCTCTGCGGAATCCGGCGACGCTATAAATCCGTGACAACCAGAGCACTCCCATTGGGTGATGTCGTAGTCGTTTCCACCGGAGACCGCGCGAAGCTTTACGCTCATGTGCGATCTCCCACAAAAAACGGCCTCCCGTCAGGCATCGTCAACGGCGTGCCCGTGATGCCTCCGCGCCGCGCCGGACGCGTGACGCCCGTCGGAATAATGCGTGCGCCGCAGAAACTTCCCGCAGCGCACGCCAGATACGAACAGTCGAACCAGTGGTTATCCCGACGGATGCGGTCCCACCGAACCTGCATACCCTTGCCGGCGATAAACTCCTCAAGCTGCTTCTCGGCCGTGATGTGCTTCGCAAACGCATGGTGTTCGTTTGCGCTCGGAGAATGGAACAGGGTCAACGAACCCGGCTCCGTGCCCGGCGTTCGAAATCGCTGATGAACCCAACTCTTCCAATAGTCGGCGTTTACCTCGACGACGTGCATGGCGTCGGCCTTCAGCCATACGATGTGAAACTCTTCGCCGACCAGCTTGATCGTCGCCGACGTCGCCTTCGGATGCCGGTACACAAGGCTCCGCTGCTGACCGGCCGAACGGCCCACGCACGGCCGACACAGCTCGGACCGCAAATTCTGTGCCGTCTCACGGCACCAGGTATAAACTGCCTGCTGTGACTCATGGTAGTTCGAGTCGATCCACACCTGATCCGGACGCTTGTGGCCGTCCTTCGCCGTCCCGCCAGGCCACGCCCAGCCCATCAACAGCGTTTCGTCTCGAAGCTGCCGCAGCGCCGCCAGGGTCGCACGCTCGACACCGAGCTGATCCGTCGGGATCTCGAACCGGCCATAGTCTACGACGTGTCCGCGCAGGTCCGCCCGCCACGCGATCACCACGTAGTGAGCCAGGTATTTGCCAAGATCCAACCCGACCGTCAGCCACTGCGTGTTGATCGGGACGATGCCCTTGGCCTCGCGGTCCGTCCTCCGCTTCACGTCTTCCCAATTCAGTGGCGTAGAGTCCATCGCGCTCGGCTGATACGGCAGCGCCCAAACGAATTGATGGATCCGCCGGCTCGCGTTGTCCTCGTCCGGGTCGTTGCGAGCCCGGAACTCGTCCTCGGCGATGTCACCGGCCGTCAGGAACGCGTTATTGAACGCCGACCACCGAAAACCCAGGGTCCGCGTCTTGGGATGCTCGCCAACCACCGCGCCGCCCTCGATCGTCTGCCCGCGATGCACCAGCACAGCCCAGCGGTTGGCTTCAAACCGCTCAGCCTCGCTCAGCCGCTGTCCGCACAGCCCGCACGCATACGAGGCGCCCTCGTGAGCCTCAAACTCATTCGCAGCGTCCTCCCAACCCACCAGTTGCTTGCGGTCGCTATCCGCATTGCTCGGCACCATCCACCCGTTGCACTTCGGACACGGCATCGCAATCCGACTCTCGGTGCCCGCCTTATACATCCGCCACGTGGCGCCCTGTTCGATCGTGACCGTGCACTCGAGGTAAGTCCGCCGGCGAGGCCCGCGGTATGACCGCTGCCGTGCCAGGAGCTGCTCGAGCTTGTCGGCCTCGGTGCTCTTCTCCGCGGACTCGCCGAACGCCTCGAACTCCGTCACCACCAGCACGCGGCCCGTGTATCCGGCCCGATTCTTGTCATCGCCGCCCGACGTCATAAAACGCAGCGTCGCTCCGTTGCGGAACTGCACGGCGCTCATGTTCGACCCGCCCCGCGACCCGGCTCCACGCCTCGGCAGCAGATCCCGATACCGCGTGGCCTCGATCGCGGGATAGAGAGCCTTCTCCCACTTGTCCCGAACCATGTTGAGGTCGGGAACGCCGCAGATCACGTCCTCGCCGTGTTCGAACAGGTGATACAGCGTCGGCAGGATGAACCCCACGACCGTCTTTCCGCTCTGCGACGGCCCGGTGATCACAAACATCGTGTAGCGGCCGCTGTCGATAGCATCGAGCAACAGGCCCGTCACCGGCTGCCGCGCGACCCGGAACCGCTTGCCGCGGTAGTCGCCCGTGAACAGGATCAACTCTTCCTCTGCGAACTGACGCATCGTGCGGACGGGAGCCGTTGCCGAAGCATCGAAGAATCGCTCAAACCGATCGCGAAACGACGCCCGCGTTGGCGCCGGAGCCGTCAACATAAACAACAAAGCTCCAATGACGCACCGCGACACCTATTCACTCCCAAGCCAACCGCGAAAGTCGCGGCGTGCGTCTTCGATCGCTTCATTCAAAACCCGAGATGCCTCCGGTCCGAAGTCCCGCTGCAACGTCTCGCCAAGGTTTTGCAGCCGCGCCGCCACCGCCGTCAGCACCTGCTGGACCGCATCCAGCGGCAGGAGCTGGCCTTCCCGCTCCTCCCGATCCAATTTCGCGATCTTTGCCTTCTCATCTCGCAGCCGCTCAAGTGCCGGCGAGTCCGACCCGCCGAATACCAACGCCTCGTCCTCATCCCGCGGAACCGCAGGGCCCGGACCACGGCGCGCCGCCCAGGCGTCGATGACCGCCCGAGCGTAGAACATGCGAGACTGCTTCTCTTTTCTAATCGCGTCCTTCGGAATGAGCGGCCGGATCGTCTGGTCGAAGTGAACCACCGTCACACCGAACATCGCCGCGACCGTCTGCCGGTTGAACCAGCCGTTTTCCTTCCGACCTGCCAAACGTAAACCCATTTCACGACTTCACTTGCGAAAAAGTTCGCTGATCCTCCGGGCGGAGCCCGACCGGTACACCCCGGAAGGGACCCAAGCTGTACTTCAACGCGTTTTCGATAGCGCCAGTGCGTGTCATCTCGCAAAGTACTCGACTTACGTTCGGTCGCACCCGCGTTCCACGCTTTCAGGTGCGGTTTCGGTGCCACTTGGCACCATTCCACCGGAACGATCCACAGGGTTTCCAGCCATCCGCGATCAGTCGCAACCAACTCCCATTGCGGCACGCCGTTCGGCCCCTTCCTGCGAAGCAGGGCGCAGCGAACCTCAACCACTTCGCCGACAGCACCAACGACATTACGATTTCTGCGGTTCAATCGTACACCTCTCGCTGCCCGTAGTAGTCGGCCACGTGCTTGGTGCGTCGCACCTGCTGCTTGCCTGCCTTGATGACCTTCGTCTCGACTTCATACTTAGTGCCACGTTCCAGCAGCGACGCTGTCGCAAGCGGGAACTGGCCTTGATAGATACCGCCTGCGGTATGTTCCAGGGACAGCGGCGCACCAACGGCCGTTCCGTCCAGTTCATATATCTGTGCCGTGACCGTGGCATCGGTCACCACGGCTCCGGTGATGCCGTCCACAACGGGAAGCGTTGTCCACGGGAAGTCGCTATCTATGTACACGGACATATATCATCCTCCGACCAGCGGAATCGCGGTTGGCCGCCTGCGTCAAACTCGAATCGTTCGGCCGCTTGTGCGTCCACCACAAACGCCGCCTTAGCCGTGGCATCGAATGCAAAACGCGGCGAGCAGGCTGCGTCGAATACGAAGCGAGGCGAGGCCGATGCGCCGCATAGGCAGAGATCGACGATCCCGCCGACGACCGCCGCTTGGCCACGATACCACCAGTGCGTCATGTCCCGTCGCTCGCAATCAGCCGGAACGTGTCGCCGTTAGCAGGCGCCGAATCCATTGCCGAGGCCACCGTTATGCGCCCCGTGTCGGCCGGGTTGAACGCTGAGACGACGCGCGGCCTGTGCCCAACGTTCGCACCAGTGATCCACTCGACGAACTTGCCGACGTAGGCGTTTGTAGTCGCCTCGGCGAGGTTGGTCATAAAACTCGTTGTCGATGCGCCAACATCGGCTACAGCGCCACCGATCACGGTGAGCATGATTTCCTTGAGGGCGACGGCCGCCGGAGCGCTACCATCGATCGCCGTCACGTTGCCAGACCCACCACCGGCCGGCCCTTGCTCAAGCGCGTTCGTGGTCAAACGACGGATTCCGCCATCGTTCTCGGTCATCTCAGCGAGCCACTTCATCAGCTCACCCATCGAATTCGCGGCCTGATAGGTAGCGCGAACAGCATTCCACACCCCGGCCGTTAACTTAGTCACTGCGTCCGTAGCTATCGCTGCGGCCGTAAGCGTATTGATTTCCATTTGACCGACATTAACCGAGCCGAGCGGCAGCCACAGATACTTGGTTGTCCCATCCGGCGTGATTGGCCAATTCACGGGGAACACGGCCAGCTTTGCAGCCCCGATGTAGCTGCCGCATACCTGTGCCTGCCCGGAGCCCGTACCACCCACCAGCCAGCAAATATGCGAACGAAAGAAATCGTTCGTGCCCGATGCGCTCGCCGCGAGCGTCAGCGTTGCGGCTCCTCCGGCTGTCGCGGTTCCAGCATGGATGACGCCAAGTCGCTGGCCGAACGACCCATCCACCGTGTGATTGGCGAGAAGCGCATCCCAGGAGGCGATAGGGCCAGCCAAGGGGAGCTTATCGAACACCGCCTGAAGCATAGTACGGTCGCTGCCCACGAAATCCGCAGGGATTGCCGCGGCGATCTCGGCCACCGCGTCGGAAGCTAGCGCGTCGGCGTCAATCGCGCCCGTCGCAATCTTCGCGGCCGTAATGCTGCCGTCCTGAATCGCAGCGGCCGTGATGGCATCCGCCGCAAATTTGGCCGAGGTAATCGCGCCCGCACCAATTGAACCCGCGTCGATCGCACCATCGGCAATGGCGTCGGCGTCAATGGCCCCGGTTGCGATCTTTGCCGCCGTGATCGCGTTGTCGGCGATCGCCCCTGCGTCAATAGCGCTGTCCGCAATTGCGGCCGCATCTATGGCCCCAGCCGCGAACTTCGCAGCGGTGATGGCCCCGGTTGCGATCACGGCCGCACCGATGGCGTTCGCGGCCAATGCGTCGGCGTCGATCGCAGCCGTCGCTATTTTCGCCGCGGTTATGCAATCGTTGGCCAGAACACCGGCGGTGATTGCCGCGGCAGCGAAGGTCGAGGAGCTGATCGAACCGTTGGCTGGGCTCACGGTCGCCGAATCGTGATCGAACGCGTGCCGCGCGCTGGCATGGCCGTAGGTGTAGACCAGCAAAACCTGATCTTCCCATTCTTTCGGATTGGTCTGATCTACGAGCTGGACGAACAGGAACTCGGCCGAGAGTTCGGTCGCCGAAAGCGCAACCTTTACCGCAATTCCGGATGCCGGCGTAACGGCCGGCAGCGTCGTCAGGTTCGCAAACGCGCCGCCGTCCTTGCTGACCTTCGCGTCGCCGCTTGCTAGTGTTGGATTCGACTTCAGGTCTGCCGAGGCTCGCGTGCGAAGTGGAATGTAAATGTCCGCGGCTTGGTTGTATTTCGCCCAGGAGATCATTCAATAACCCCCCGACCAACGCCCATGCCGATTGGACGATCCAAGCCCGTTGGCTGCCCGATCAACATTAGCGCAGACATCCGCCCGGCGGTTGCAGTACTGTAGCTCAATCTCGCGAGGTTGGGATCGAACAACGAACGAGTCGCCTTGATCAGCGAACTGCCGGTTCCGGTCGCCCCGCGAATCGCGGCGGTATCGCTACGACTATTGGCGTCACTGGTTGCGACCCCATCTCGCCAGGTCACCGCGCAAGCAAATTCCTCGTTCTCGGTTGATGCCCCGATCCCGAAACAGCTTCCATTCGTGCCCGTTTCGTCTGTGTTCAAGGCGGTCAGAATGCTGTTGAGCGAGAAAACGCAGATCGGATCGAACGAGAACCCAACAACGTCAACGGTAGTTGCGTTGACCGACGCGACGGTTGTGCATCTCGCCTGGCCACCGGGTTGCAAGAAGCGAATACCCAGACACCAGAACGAGCCGAGCACGGCGTCGAAAACGCGCGGCGTGATCTTCAGCCCGTCGTTGTGCCGGCCGGTTACTTCGATCTCATGATTCGTGCTGCCCAACTGTTGCGAGATCATGCACCGATCGTCGCTCATGTGGGCACGGAGATCGGCGTTATTGGATACATCCTCTCCGACGAATAGGCTCAGCGTGTTCTGGGTGATGCCGTTTACGAGTGAGGCGTGCCCGGCGCAGATCCAAGGCGCCTGTTCAACGCCGCTGTCCCAGTCCGACTGCATACAGCCGCCGAAGAAGGCGCAATCAACCTCGAACCCGAATCCAGTGAGCGAGTACTCAACGTCCACGGGAAGTTGGTTACTGTTGACATTGTGATGCTGTACGTAGCCCTGGATGTCGCCTCCGAACATAACGACTTCGATGAAGTAGGCCGCCGCCGGAAGATTCGACCACGAGACTTGCACGCCGTCGGTGATCATCGTGATCGTGGCTTCGCCATCGACCGTGCCGTCAGTTGGGTTGATCAGCAGGATTGATTTGTCCGTTTTGCCCCACGCGTACAGCTGCGAGAATGGCGACGTATCGGCGTCTTTCGCGGCCCACGCGGCGACCTTGTTGCGCGTGCCATC